TATAACCGATGCGGATCGAGAAGAATACGGAGAGGACTTGATTGACCTTAGCCGGCGGGTCGTAAAAGAGGTTTCTCGTGATTACGAGGATCGTCTTGAAAAACAGAACCAAGTGATTGCTGACTTGCACGAGCAGGTTAATACCACTGGGAGCAAAGTTGGAGAAATGGGATTTGCCCAGCGCTTACGTCAGTTAGTGCCGGACTTTGACCAGATCGACGACAACGACAGTTGGCATACGTGGCTTAATGAAAATGACCCTATGAGTAGGGGGCCACGGAGAGATCAAGCTCAAGCTGCGTTCAATTCGGGGGATGCTGATGCGGTAGCTCATTATGTAGGGCTATTTCGTGAAAGCGTTGCACCGAAAGAACAAGGCAAGCAAACTCGCCAGTCTGAACTCGAGAAGCAAGTAACGCCAAATCGTTCGGCAAGTACCACAGCTACACCGAGCGCGGATAAAGGGTCCAAAGTGTACTCTACTAGAGAAATAGATAGAGGCTGGACCAAACTCCGAGCTCTGAACACAAGTGGGAAGTACGACGAGGCGGTGAAACTTGAAGCTGAGCTAACAGCTGCGTACATGGAGGGTCGGGTTCGCGCTTGACCTAATAATATGTAAGTAGCCTTAGCAAACAAAACTGTTTAAATTTTAAGGAGCAACAAAGATGGCTACTATTACAAACGCCCCAACTTTTCCCATTGATGCCGGTAGTGGGTTTAATACTACCCCGGCGTATTCAGGCGGTTTTATACCACAATTGTGGTCGAACAAACTGAATGCAAAGTTCTATTATCACACCATGATGTCCGAAATCGCCAACACAAACTGGGAAGGCGAAATTAAGAATCAGGGTGATTCTATTAGAATCCGTACTGCACCTTCGATCACTATTAATGATTACGAAGTCGGTACTAGCCTAACAAGCGAAATTCCTGCACCTATCTTCACTGATTTACAGATCGACCAAGGTAAGTATTTTAGCGTTCAAGTGCACGATGTTCTAGCGCACCAAGCCGATATGGAACTAATGAACATGTTTACGGATGACGCAGCGAAGCAACTTAAAATTGCTATCGAGAATGACGTTTTCTTTAACTGGTTCGTAACAGGGGGAGCGGCTGCAGCAAACAGCGGCGCGACTGCCGGAGCAATTTCAGCTGAGTACAATTTAGGTAGTGCGGCAGCTCCAATCGACCAGGCTACTCCTAGAAATGTGCTAGATACAATTCTACGTATGTCAGCGGCAATGGATGAGCAGAATATTCCTGAAGAAGGTCGTTGGTTGATTTTAACTCCGTACGAGCGTCAATTATTGATGCAAACTGAAATTGCTCAAGCGTATTTTACTGGGGATAGCTCTAGTACGATCCGTACAGGTAAGGTCGGTATGTTAGATCGGTTTACTGTATATGTTTCTAACTTGTTACCTAAGGGAGAGGCAGGAAAAGAGTTGGTAGCTGGTCTATCCGCTACATCAGGCGGATCAGCGGAAGCAGGCGCTAAACCACGTCGTATGATGGTTGCAGGTACTAAACACGCATGTGCGTTTGCTTCTCAGATCTCTAAGACTGAGCCGCTACGTAACCAGAATGACTTCGGTGATATTGTTCGTGGTCTAGCTGTTTACGGGCGTAAGGTTATTAAAGACGAGGCGTTAGTTACTGCTTTAGTCGGCGATCCTACTTAAGTATTAGTCTTTCGGGAGAGGGCTAGCCCTCTCCTTTATTTGACTATAGAAGGAGTAATCTGTGTCAACGATAAAAGTAATTGACGTCATTCAACGCGTCGAAGATGTTATACAGGATGAAAATGTTAGGTGGCCTAGGTTAGAGCTACAGAACTGGATAAACGAAGCCTACTTACAGATAGTCCTACTGCGTCCGGATTCAAATGCGGCGTCCGGCACCTTTACCTGTACCGCAGGGACAAAGCAAACCCTGACTGAGGGGGGTAGTGCTGATTTTGATAGCGCGCTGCGACTGTTAGATGTAGTGCGTAACGTAGAAGCTACATCCGATAAAAAAGTAGTTCGCCATATAGTTAGGAGTGTACTAGACGATCAGCGTCCCAGCTGGCATGCGGAAGAAGGGACATTAAATATACAGAACTTTACGTTTGATCCAAGGCGCCCTAAAGAGTTTTATGTCTTTCCTCCGGCACTAGCCACCACAGAAATAGAAGTTGTGTACGCGGATGCTCCTAAGGCGCACACCCGTACCGAAGCGGAGCTGGACCCGACAGATGCCGCCAATCAAATGGTCGACGTAGCCACCGCGCCGGAGGCTTTCATTAAGCTAGATGATATTTACCTAAGCTCTATTATCGACTGGGTGTTATACCGTTCGTATTCCAAAGACGCGGAATATGCTGCTAACGCTGAAAGGGCGATGGCGCATAATCAGGCGTTTTTTAACGGTATAGGAGCCAAAACTCAGACCGATGTAGGAACCGCCCCCAGCAGGGTTCCTGAGGCTACAGGGCGCTAGATGGCTAAGAAATGGGAGTACTTTTACCCGTACGTCCAACCTTATGTCCCGGGGTGCCCTGAGATGGTTATGGACGCCCATCTGCAAGAGGCGGCCTCTGTATTCTGTGCTAGAAGTGAAGTATGGCGCGTGAGTATAGGCCCTGAGTTTACCAGTAATAATGTGGCAGACTACGAAGTAGACCTCACTAGAAACGCTGTGCTTGAGAATATCCTTTTTCTCCGTCTAGACGGTAGAGAGATGGAGCATGTTTCCGATAGACACTTTGCACCTGCAGTTTACGCAGCAGGGGACCCGGTTAAGGGAATGCCGGTTAGGTTTAGTGTAATTGAGGACTCTACTGTACGAATGTACCCAACTCCTACTAAGAAACATACTTTCGTGGGGGAGGCGGTTCTTAAGCCTAAGCTATCGGCTACAGGAGTTGAGGACTTTATATTTGAGTCCCACGGTAGAAGTATTGCCCTAGGGGCAGTTGCTAGGATCACAGAAATCCCTAATAAGGAGTGGAGTAATCTTGAGGTATCAATGAAGCACAGTATGGAATTCGAGAGAAGAATGTGCGCCGCTAAAGGGAGAGAAACCAGGAGAGTTAATCTTAAGGTTGCGCCTGTAGGGTTCACTGATGTAAGCAGAAGGAGGTAGTAGTGGCATTTTACGAAACCATCAAGGTGGTCGCAGGGGATACCAAACCTGATTTAGAGTTTACACTTAGGGACGCACACAAAGCCGCGCCGGGGAAAAAGCTAGACGAAGATGACCCGTCTACTTGGGCTCCTTTAGATCTAGCTACTACTAACAGCGTAGTCACCGTTCAGTTTAGGGCCCTCGGCTCGGCAACAGTATTAGACACGATGACGTGTGGAATACTAGATCAAACAACTAAGCCTGGGCAGTGCTTTATGCAGTGGAACCCGACTACTTTAGCTGTGGAAGCGGGCACGTATGAGGCCGAGATAAATGTTGTCGATCCCACCGGCAGTCAGACTGTCGTCGACAGGTTTAAGATTAAGGTTAGAGCTCCGTTCTAGATGCTAATACGCGCGACTGTAGATTATAGCCAGGTTGAAGTAGAAATAGGAGCCTATGAAAGCCAAGAGGTTGTACTAGGATCATACCAGGTTGTGGATGTAGCTGATGTTACGTATCGTAAGTTAGAAGCCGCAGGATTGTACGCCAACTGGAACTCCATAAACCAGCTACCTAAAGAGACTACACTAGTCTCCGATACGTATACGCTAGTCTTACATAAGAATATCCACGATACACTATCGGTCCACGAACTGTTATCGTTCGCTAATCAAAAACCTAACGAGTCTTTAGTATTCAACGAGCGACTACAACGGGTAATTAGTAAAGGGCTTACTACAACCTTAACTGCGTTAGATCTTGTTAGCACTCATCATAAAGGTGCGGGCGAAACGGATAGCACAGGTGTTACAGATCTAGTAAGTACGCACCTTAATAAAATGGTGCACGACGGTATTAACATAACCGACGCAGTACTCTTAGGTAAAATGTGGATAGAAGAACACGACAACCCTGTGTTCTTAAATGAAGTAGTTCGTTATGCTTTAGATAAAAGTACGCCAGATTCTTTAACTATGTCTGAGATCATAGTTAAGGTATTAGAACGAGGGTTACAAGAAACGGCGGGTGTTAGCGACGTAGTATCCAGAAATATAAGTAAGTATGTAGCTGATCAAATTAACGCTCTAGACGCTACAACTATAACTGCTAACAGCGTAAATATATCCACATTTAATTTCTTAGAATCGCTCAGGCGGGATCTCCATAAATATAGGATTGATCCAGTATCGTTTACGCATACTGTAGCTAAAGACACAACGAAGCACTTAGCGGATTCCGCACAAGTACAAGATGTAACGAGCAAACATCTTAAACGTACTATAACGGAATACTTATTCTTAACAGACGACTACAGCCATATACATACTAAGGGTGTAATAACTCCATTAAGTGAGTCTAGTTTTACCGACACCATAGATAAAACATATTCGAAACTCATATCGGATGCGGCTGTTATATCTGATACGTTATTAAGAACAACAGACTCGGGTCAGAGCCTTCTACTTCAATTAGTAGAAGAGGTAAATCTACGTTTGAGCAAATCGGCTACCTCTAGTGCCGCAGTATCAGACGCTATAACTTTTACCCAAACGAAAGCATTAGGCAATATAACTTCGATATCCGACCAGATTACTCGAGAGTTTACTAAGCATATAATCGACGGGATACGAACTTTAGATTCCCAGGATATTATAGATAAAGACATTTCGA